ACCACCGACTTGCATCTGGTAGTTACCATTCACTCTATCAAAACGGTCACCTTCGACCTCACTGTGCATATCACCTTCAACATATAAATTAACGTCACCAACAATATGCAATGCCATTCGGTCAGATTTTACGTCTTTACCGACTTTTATAACAAGATTATGGTCTGATAAGATATATGTATCATTATACGAAACTAAGTTGTTGTTATTTTTCTCATCTATATTAAGAAAATTACCATTTGCATTGAGCAAACGTATGTATTCACCATCCTTGGTATTGTTCATCTCGAACATATGTCCAGCAGATGTTGCTTGAACCCAGTTCAAAGGATATTCTATTTTTGTACTAGGTGCTGTGTTAGGATCGTTAGTCCCACCTGTAAATGGATTTATATCAGACATTAGTAACCTCCGTAACCACCTTGTTGTGGTGGATTATTTTGTGCGGGTGGTGTAGGAGTGGATGGAGTGGATGGTGCACTTGGTTGTGTTGTATCCTGATTTACGGGAGTTGATACTGGATCAGCGACTGTTTGTGCAGACTGAACAGCAGTAGTTGTGTTGAGTTGTGTTGTCTCATCTATTGTGCTATCAACTAAATTAAATCCTGAGTCAGTCAAACCAGCTTCTTCATCTTCTATAGCAGATTTTATCATAGGATGCCCTACACAGTCAATATATTGTGTGAGTGGTAAAACATTAGTCTCTCTGATCTCTCTAGGACTTGTAAATGCATACACTACACTTAACAATCCTCCAGTTCCAGTTCCTGCTGCTGATTTCTCTTCAACAACAGGTTTTACAAATCCTAAGACAGACTCGGTTACAACTGCCTTTACTAACTTACCATCTTTATCTGTTGTAGCAGTTCCAATCTGCTTTTTCTTCGCTCCTGTACCAATGGTAATGATTGGATCTGTATAATCAGTTCCAACACTTACTATTTTTAATTCATCAATTTTAGGTATTATATCACCACACTTAGCATACAATGCTTTTGCACCTTGTGGTATTACTAATGTTGGGAATTTTTTGTTAAAGTTTAATATAAACTCATGACCTGATTTAGTTTTTAATTGTAGACCAACAGTCAAGTTTGGATTAAATGAAGGGTCTATCGTTGCAATCAATATATTGTCATTATCATAATCAGTATCGACTACCTGTAATATATCTGGATTGCCTGTAGTTACTTGTTCAATATATTCACCATCATTAACATGTTGCTGCAGTCCTACTTTGGGTAATAACACACCATATTGTTCTTTAGGACAAAATGTATCTGCAGGATCAAATCCATATCCTACGCCAGGTTTGATAACTTCAATAGAATCAACCTTACCATCTACAATATTTGGTTTAAATGTTGCACCACTTCCTTCTGGTTCATTACATGTAAACTGTGCTTTAACTGTCGCTTCTGCATTAACATTCGATCCTTTTTTGTTCATCAACACACCAAGAATCTGTCCTATGTCATCAACAATAGGTAATGCTTTTATTGGACTAGTTGATTGCAAATTATCCCATACCATTTCTGGGAAGCATGGTTTCTTGTTCAGGATGCTGTTACTACAGTTGACTGCTGCTGATGAGACATTACCTAATGAGTCATAGAAGTTTATACCCTCAAATTTCTCCAAAGGTCCTCGTGTATCAAATGCTTTCTCTGTTAAACCACTTGCTATACCAGCAACACTACCTAGTTCTATAAGAGATCCCTTGTTGACATCAAATAACTTTTTAACTCCATTACGATCTACAGCAGGAACCAAACCATTGATAGGGTTACCATTACCAACTATTGATATTGAGTTGGGGGGTTTGACTGGATATTGATCTATATTTTTCTGTGTAGCATCATTGCCTTTTGCCTTTGCACCAATACCAGTATCAAATACAGATGCACCGATAGCACATGATAGAGCACCATCACAGAATAAATCTAAGAACTCACCAACTTTATTAAGTAAGTTTTGTATTTTTTGTGCTGACCCTTTAATAGCACCCGTAATTCCTTTTAATATACCCAATGCACCCGTAATACTGTCCATGAGTTTCTTCATAATATCACCAAGGATATTTTGAACAAGACATAGTGCAGTGTCTAACACGTTCTCTACGAGGTCTTTTAATAGTCCTTTGATAAAGTCGCCAACTTCACCTACTAACTGTTTGAATAAACATGAGACAAGATCACCAACATTTTTTAACTGATCTCTAACTGCAACATCTAATTCTGGGTCGGGTACACTAAGACTGGCAAGTCCATCTTTCACAAGTTTATTAGTCTCTTCCATGACCACGCCCTTGATATTAGCAGTCAGTCCTGTAAGTTTCTTTTGTATACGTTGTGACATGATGTTGATCTCATAGTCAAGATCAACGACACTACCATCCAACTTATTGATGAACTGATCTATGTCATTCTTTTCTACGCCACGAGCAAACTTCATAAACTCAGCAAGAGGACCTTCTAGTTTTGTAGCAGTCTCTGATCCACACTTACCATTACCAACTTGGACTGTTACTTTCTGCTTCTCATCTGCTATCTTCTGTTTCTCACTCTTCTCCTCTGCAGCACCACGTTCGTTCTTCGTAGTTTCCTCTCCTTCTCCTGTCTTCTGTCCATCATTCTTTGTAGCTGCTTCATCTAAACCAGTGTCTTCATTTTTCTGAATTGTACTACCAGTGTTAGCTGCAGAACTACCTTGTGTACCATGATCTTTTTTCTTATAATTGACGCTCGTTATTTGTGCGAATCCTTGAGCTTTACCACCCTCAACTCCATAACTGCTGTCTGGGTTCTCATCACTTATAGTTCCCATGACAATAGGAATCTGTGCTGATGCACCATCCATAAAGAATCCAACAACCCAACTATTGAGTTGCAACTGATGAATAGATCCTATACCAGAACGTTGTGAATATATTGGTGGCATCAATACTTGAGCCCATGGTAGATCAAACGTAGGTAACTCTTTTCTATTAGGACTATGGTATCCTATAATTCTAACTTTTACTTTATTAGTCCAATCAAAGTCACCATAATCAAAGTCACCATTACCATCCTCTAAATCAGCGTTCCAGTATTTTGAACCATCATTCTCCACCTGTCCAACCCACCAGTTGAATCCCTCTTTTCCTATAAAATTAGCAATGTTTTCGTTCATGATTCTTGACCGTCTGAGTCAGTATATAATGTAAGTCTAGTAGTCATTTTATCCTGACTAGTTTTGAATGTTCTTTCAACTTTACCAATAACATATTTACCAGAGTTTGCAAAGTCCTGTTCTCTATCTCTACCACCTCTGTAAATATCTAACTGCACAACTTCACCTATCTCTAATGAATAATCTGATATTAATTCTACTATAACTTTTTTGCTGTAAAATAATTTTTCTCTTAAACTGGATTGTGAAAGTTGCTTTGTAAATCCCTGTGTGTATGTACCCTCAGTAAACAATGCAGAGTCCGATACCTTAGACATAATTCTTGTGAATGTCAAGTTGTTATCAAATCCTTTATAAAATTCTGGGGTAGCACCCGCGTTTAAAGTCTGAACATCATCATAATATTTATTGATGTTAAAAGGATACTCTTCGTATTTCATATCTTTTATATCTAATGTCATTACATTACTAGAGTATGAACCTAAATTCAAACCCTTTAACAAATCAACAGACGACTCGATAGTAAGACTTTCAACAGTAGTAATACCATAGTCTTCTTCATCTTCTAACTCTTCACCTTCATGTCCTACAACTATTCTTGTTACTGGTTCTTGACGAGCAAATGAATCGTATGACACAAAATTATACCCCGATCTTGTCTCATAAAAAGCATATCCTGCAGTTGCTGCTGAACCACTACCTTTTGTTGCTGGTATTGCTTTTGAAGATAACCATCTTATTGCAGTAAATGGATTCCAATAAGGTGACACGAATGAAAAATTGTTAATACATTTTTCAAAATTAAGTAATTTCTCGTCAGGAACTCCCATGAGATCTTGTAATATTTCTTTTTGAACGATATCATGTATCTTTTTACCCTGACCCTTACCGAATCTACGTGATAATTTGTTAGCAGCGTTGTTTAAAAAATCTAAGGTACAAAGCATGAGTACAGCAGATGATTTACCACCTACATTCTTTCTATCCTGTATATCATATATGACAAAATCTCCACCAATTTCTGTCTTACCTTCACTGTCACCTATGCGTATAAAAACTCTCTCCATACCTTGCAACTCTGACAACATACCAGTTTCACTATCAGTAATTTGTACTTCCATTTTCATAGTAGCAGCTTGTATGTCCTCAGTATATTTGACATACAATACCTGATTGACAGTTATTGGAGGAAAGTCCGCAACCTGAAATTGAATTAATTGAAAATTAGACTGTGTATTAACTGACATTAGAATTGCGAAGTGACGTTGTATACATCAAGATATGGAGATTCTTTAATGTTAGGTTGAGCAAGAGCACCACCTTCTTGGTCGTATGACGGTGCACTAGGCATTGATGAATCTATTGCATCACCAGTTCCTGAAGCAAGATTAACTTGTTTCTGAGTTTTAGCGTCAGCACTCTCTCTATTCTCTTGTATAGTTTTATCAGTCAGTTCTGTTAAATTTACTTTCTGCTCAGTTTTTGGTGCAAATATATTTTTGATACCACCGAATGCTTTCATACCAAGTTTCAAACCCATGCCCATGGGTGTCATAGCAAATGCTTTCTTTGCTATACCACCTAGTCCATCTTTACCCATCTTACCAGCTAATCCTTTTGCACCCTTGAGTAATCCTTTGCCCGCATTGAATGCCATACCCATAGGTGTTAGACCAAACAACTTAGATGCCATTGA